TAGCAAGGAGATTAAGATGCTCTATGGTAACGGACCATGCGCCTATATGCAGACAGTAGAAGGTGGTAAGCTACGACGTGAGTACACCGCACTACCTGCTTGGGACGAATGGTTGAATAGCTGGCAAGAGCGTGGTATGGAAACATCTGCACAGGAGTTCGCTAAGACCTGTATCAAGAACTACTACTGGTTCGGTGATTACTTCGTTAAGTGGAGGTTCTCACGTGGTAAGCGTATTGGTATGTTGCCAGTAGCTGGATTGGAACCCTTAGAGAATAAGCACTGCCGTCTTGCTACCACTCGTAAGGATGTAGCCTACGACCAGATTAATTATGGCGACTTCAACAATATAGCTGTAGGACGCTGGACATACGGATTAGGGAATTACAAGATATACCCTAAGTTCTTGTTGTCAGAGGTTGACAACTATCTATTCGCAGCCGTGTCACACCACCGAGAGAAATCAGTCGATGAGTTCTACGGTGTGAACGAAACCCACCAGGGCGCACGTCCATATATTCAAGGTAGCAATAAGACCGCCTCCTACATTAACTCCTTCTTGCGTAATTCCCTTGCAGCGAAGATACACATCATCATTCCTTTTTCGTGGGTGTCAAGTAAACGCAATCAGCTAATGAAGCTATGCGAGGAGAATAAGATTCGCTCGTCTAAGAAGCAGGACTTGGTTAAATATAACGGTATCAGTATCGGTACTGAATACCGTGAATCGTTACTTGTAGAGTATATGCGATTGGAGCTGCGCAAGATAGGCGACTATCTGAGCGGTGCTGACAATCAAGGCAAAGCCTACTCTTCTATTTCATTTATGGATAACTCTGGACACGAGCAGCAATGGAGAATCGAGACTATCGACCTTAAGTATAAGGAATATATCGAATCTTTGATTTCGTACGATAAACGAGCAGAAGAAGCCTTACTATCAAGTGTTGGTTTGGATGCATCTATTACAGCGGTTAGCAAGGATGGTGTTATCAGTAAGTCGGGTTCTGACGCTTACTATAACTACCTTATCTATATAATGTCGCTCACACCAGAGGACGAGATATGTGCAGAACCGTTCAATCTCGCTCTTCGCTTGAACTTCCCTGAACTCTATAAGCAGGGTTATCGTATAGGCTTTTATCGTGAGGTTCCTCAGCGACAGGAAGACGTCGCACCGAAAGACAGACTAAATCAGCAGCAGTCATGAAGAATGTATTAGTAGATATTTTCAAGGATTTTGGTTCATTCAGTAAGTACGCACCAGGTGTCGAAACAAATATGGACCTGAACGACCTGCTTTCGTCAGGTGTTACCGCTCGCAAGCGTGTTGAAACCATCATCACTGCAGAGGTTTTTGATGCCATCGTCAACAGCACTGATGAAACACTCACAGAACCCCTGCGCTCTGCTGTGGCGAACATGACAATGGCCTCACAGTTGATTTTCGACAGCATTAATCGCAGAAAGAACCATGTAGATGTCTATAAGTACGAGGTGGAAGGAATGAAGCGTGCATATATGGATAATTACTACAATGCGATGGATTCTATCATCCAACGCTTGATGTCTACCGAGATCACAAGCGAAAACACCGATTCCCCAGCTGCTTTGTGGCGAAAATCACGATATTACAAGATTATAGACAGTTGTAAGATAAAGACCACCGAAGCGTTCGACTCCATCTATCCAATAGACCTCTCTTATTTCTTCTTCTTCCGTATTCTCCCGTTACAGAAGGAGACACTCGACGAACGTCTGTCTGCTTACTACGACAGACTCACGGATGATAACCGTGAGCGTGTAGAACCGATATTGACGCTTGCACTGCTTAAGAAGACCGTTGCAAAGTCGCTCCGTCGCTTCGACATCTTGGAATTTCCTCCTACTATCCGTAATCTCTTCGATGATAGTCATGCTTCACGCACGGGCAAGGACGAACACGACGCTGCGCTTGCTCTTGCTGATCGGCTCGACCTCGAAGCAGAGGAACTCATCTCGAATGCTGACACGCTGCTCGCTACAGATGCTTCAGTGGACTTCTGCTCTAATTCAGCATACAATAATCCTGATGATAATATTATAATGTTGCCATGATGAAGGATATTGAACTAATATATAAAGGTGAGACTCATAGCATTCCTAATCGTTGGGATGCTATGAATTACCGTCAGTATATCCGCCTTGTGGGCGACTTCCTCCGTATGGCAGCAGGCGAACTGTCCGCTGGAGAAGTTCGGATTAACTGGCTATGCGATATCATGGGTTGGGATAAGCGTAAGTTCCATTCAGAGGAACAGATTGCTAATCTCGTAGCTATCTCCGAGCAGCTCACGTTCATGTTTCAAATTAGCTATCCTGATAACAATAGCGTGCTGGATAGTGTCGACGAGGATACTTACGAGTTGTGTCGTCGTGTAGATCCTTATCGCTTGAATATTCCACTTGCACGTGTGCTGCGCCGTCTCGACTATCAATACGTAGTCGACCTCTGCTTCTGTGCGCAGCTCATCCCTTCTGTTAGGATTGGTGAGCGTACCTATTCAGGCTATCGGATAGAGACAGGCTTCGGTATGCTGACCTGCTCGCTTACTGCCCTTCAGTACATCGAGGCGCAGGAACTTATCGAGCGAGGGGAAGAGTCGCTACCGCTGCTCACTGCTATTCTCTATTATCCAGAGAAAGAGTACCATTCTGAACGTGCACACGAATTAGCTAAGGTGTTCGCTCAATTACCCATCGAAACGCTCACGGCTATCTCGTTTAATTTCCAGGCATTCAACAACTATCTCTTCAGCAAGACCTCATTCGCTTTGCTGTCTAAGTTCGTGCATAAGCCTAAGCAGCCTATCACCACCGATGCTTCTGATGCCCTCTACGACCTCTCCAAGGAGGGACTTGGCAACGCAAAACAGATAGAGCAGATGAACGTACTTACTTATCTGAAGGTGCTGCGCAAAAAGACTATCGACGCAGTCAAGGATATGAAGGGTTTTGGATGGGATAAGTTAAAAATCAGTGAGGAGGTGGGGCTTCCTATCTCTGTAATCGATAAGATATTATGATTAAAGATCAGTTTCTCTATTTCGCACAATACCCTGCCAAAGAGGGCATCCGTGCTATACTTACCAATGGTTCGAGCGACTTCCCTGGTTACAACGAACTCGCAGAGTCACTTGATAAACTTCCCAATGTGTCGCGACTCCCTGAGATTACGAACTACGTCTATGGTCAATCTTTCGACGAATTAAAGCAGCGCATCGATAAGTTAGTGGGTTCATTCTTATTCGTGGATTATGGCGAACTGAATATGTCAGCAGATGGACGCAATTCTTACCAGATTACCCAGCGCATAGCCATTACCGTGGCAAACAAGATGACGAACCGTGCTGACGCTGCTGAGTACATGCTTGCCTCCGATCAGACCCTCCGATTACTCTCTAAGCTTCACGCTTGGATGATAGCTGACGCTGAAGAGGGCAATATCGACTGGATATCTCGTGGCGAACTTGATAAGGCTGAGATGATACCATTCGTAGCTACTGAACTATCCTCCCTCGGATGGACATTGATGCTCTCTTGTGTTGCTCCTGACACGCTTGGAACACACGTTCTAAGTCGGTCCTTTGCAAATCGTGCTTAAATACTTACCTTTGTATCATGTTTTATTAGTTGGTAGAATTATAGTTAATAGTTTCTCATATTAAAGGATTGTTTAGGATAATGAATGAAGGTCCGGCGCAGTGATGCGTTGGCCCTTTTTGTATCGTTCTTTAGCTTTAGATAATTACTCCTAAAACGCTGATTATAAGTGCGATAGTACTTGCGTGTTCCTTATTATAGTGTTACCTTAGCAGTACAATTAGAAACAAAGAACATTCAAAAAACAAAGATTATGAACGAGCAAATTCAAAGCATTCTTAACGAGAACGGAACAAAGACTTCTAAGATTCAGAAGCTCCTCACGCTTGGACTTACACGCAGACAGGTTGCAGACCTTGTAGCGAACGGTAACTACGGATTCGTGCAAAACGTCTACAAGCGCATGATGCAGGGAATGACACAGAGCGCAGCACAGGCAGCAACAACAGTTCTTCCACAACTCGACTACACTTTCAACCGCAACTTCGGTGTTGAGATTGAAGCTTACAACTGCACAAGAGAACGCCTTGCAAGAGAACTTAACGCAGCAGGCATCAGAGTCGAGGTTGAAGGGTACAATCACACCGACCACACCGACCATTGGAAGCTGGTTACCGACAGCAGCCTTTCAGGCAACAGCACTTTCGAACTCGTTAGCCCAATCCTCCACGGAGAGCAAGGACTTGAGGAACTTGAGAAGGTCTGCTGGGTCCTCGACCTTTGCAACGCTAAGGTTAACGACTCTTGCGGTCTTCACGTTCACATGGACGCTGCTGAATTCGACCTTCAGACTTGGAAGAACCTTATCATAACTTACAAACGCCT